TCTTGCCAAAGAGTTTATCACTGTGATCCCAGAGAAAAGGATCAATGATACTGCTTACATTGAAGAGCAGATTATTAAGAACAGAGAATACTCTATCAATCACCGAGAAGAGATTAGAGAGTATGCCAAACAGTTTGACTGGACAGAAACCGTAAAGAATGTTTTTATTCCCAATGTTGAGAAAGTGATCGCAAATGGACAAAAATAAAGCAGCATACAAACTCCAGAATCTTCCACCACTTTATTACATCAACTTGGACGGTAAACCAGATCGTCGTGAGTTCATGGAGAAGCAGTTTGATTACTGGCAGATCAAGAACTACGAACGCATCTCTGCTTATGATGGAAGAGAGGATGATCTCAGTGACATTCTGAAGGGTAGATATCCAGACAACATGATGTCTGGTGAAGTGGGTTGTGTCACTTCTCACTTGAAGGCTATTAAGCATTGGTATGATACCAGTGATTCTCCAGTAGCAATGATCATGGAAGATGATTGTGTCCTTGATACCGTAAGGTATTGGGGATTCACCTGGGGTGAGTTCATGGCACATCTCCCATACGATTGGGATATGGTTCAACTTGCCATCATCAATCCTGGTGCCGTTCATATTCAACTGCACCAGAGGTTCTGTAATGATTTCTCTACTGCCTGTTACATCATCACCAGGCATCACGCAGAGAGACTGTTCCGATACCATCTTCGTGGTGATAAGTACAAACTGGACAATGGAGTAAAGCCACGAGCAGTTGCCGATGACTTGCTCTACAACTCTGGTGTGACTTATTCCATTCCACTGTTCTTGTATCAGATTGATCTCGGGTCGGATATCCACACGGATCATGTTGACGTTTTCCACAAGTCAAGTTATAATGGTATCAAGAATTTCTGGGAGCAAGTGCCACCAGAGATTCAAAACGACTGGAATAGAATGTTCCAGTACAATCCCTTTTTACGGTTACCCCCCGAAGTCGCAGGGAAGTAACAGTATAAATAAAATCGTCGTTACATTGTAACGATTTACAACAGACCCAATGCCTCAACTACTCGCAACGGTTCTGTGATATAATAGTCCTACGGAGACGAGTCGAGTCTCCTGTCATCCGCAGGTTTACTCTGCGAGAAAATAACGAGGTATTCAAATGATTAAATCCGCAATCGCAGCCCTGGCTGCTGCTCCCCTTTTCGCTGGTGCTGCCCTTGCAGGACCCTACGTTAACGTCGAAGCCAATGCTGGTTGGGCTGGCAACGACTACACTGGTGCTACGACCGAAGCCCATCTGGGTTACGAAGGTGCCATCGGTGACGGTGATGCTTCCTGGTACATCCAAGGTGGTCCCGCATTCGTTTCTACCGATGCTGTAGGAACCGAGACCCGTTACAGTGGTAAGGTTGGTCTGGGTGCTGCCCTGTCCAGCTCCGTCGGTGTCTATGGTGAACTGTCTGCTCTGACTGCTGACACCAGCTTCTCCACTTCCGATCTGAACGTCGGTGGTAAACTGGGCATCAAGTACTCTTTCTGAGTTTGATGTGCTAAACTTGGGGGGTCTTCGGACCCCTCTTTTTTTATGTGGAAAATCCTTAAGCACCCAGTCACACAGTTCAATCTAATCATAGTCGGATTCCTTATTGTTGTTCAAGGACTTCATACCTATGCCCACTACCAAATGGATAGGGATGTTGATTCATATGTCCATAACTTCTTAAGGAAAAATCCTGATTTCAAAACACGGTGATCTTGACAAAGTGTTACAATACGATATATAATACTGTAACACTTCTTTACAAAAGTCATGACTGTGACAACGAACGAACAAGGTCAAATGAACATGTGGGCAAAGGAGCCCGAGATGGTGTACCAAGAATACAACCGCAAAGGACTTCTGACCCCTATGCAGACAACCGAAATGTACAATGGTCGTTGGGCAATGATGGGTATCGTAAGTGGCTTGCTTTCTTACGCAGTAACTGGTAAACTGTTCTTTGGTGTTTTCTGATGGCAGAGGTCATCTTCACCACAACTAGCATCGCATTCTTTGTGTTGCTTGCCCACTCTATCAATCAACTTTCCGAAACTTACTGATGGCTTACGACATTACTCTTCGTTCCCCTGATGGCACTGAAACTGTAGTTCAGTGTGAAGAAGACCAATACATTCTTGATGCAGCAGAAGAGCAAGGTGTTGACCTCCCTTCGTCGTGTAAAGCAGGTGCTTGCTCGGCTTGTGCAGGAAAACTCATCTCTGGCACCGTAGACAATGATGAACAATCTTTCCTTGATGATGAGCAAATGGAAGATGGTTTTGTTCTCACCTGTGTGGCATATCCCACTAGTGACTGTGTGATTCTCACGGAGCAAGAGGAGAACCTGTGAGTGCTAACATGCTTGGGCAACTTGGAGTTGCCCTTCAAAATCTTGGGTGGGATGCGAATGATGAACTTCGTGTGAAGATTGGTGGAGTTGCCAATAGTGGCATTCACCAGACTGAAGGTGCTAATCCCAAATGGGCAAAACCTTTCGGCACCGTCAGTTATCAAAACGATGCTTTCATCGTCATTGAAAATGTAACGAGGAACCCCGTTGTTCCTTCTGAACCTAATCCCGAACTGAAACAAAAACATCCATATAATGCTTAAGTATATTCTTGCCCGTCTTCGTTGGGGTTCTCTTTCCCCAGAACATAAAGAAAAACTAAAAACCCTTTCTCTGAAAGAAGTTTTTAACACACCGTACCTTATTAGGAAGTACTAAAATGAAAAAACTTTTTACTCCTGAGGCTGAGATCCTCAATGCACGTCTGGCAATGATCGGTTTCGTTGCTGGTGTCGGTGCTTACCTGACCACTGGACAACTTATCCCTGGTATTTGGTGATGTTGTTGTTGGCAACCATGATGCTGGGGACATGGATATTCATCAGCTTCCTTGGCAGTAATGATGTTGACGACGATGATGACCACGATGGTGGTATGTTGATACCAGCATATAACCCAATCTAATTTTTCACCTCTGCTAAATTAAGTGGGGGTGATTTTTTATGCCGAGAAATAGTATGACCAGGGATGAAATGAAGTACCGTGTTCTTAAATTAAAGGACATGCTGTTTAAAGAATGTAAAACAGAATCTGAAAAGAATCTGGCGCATGAGTATTTGAACAGAGTACTGGATATAATAGAGGAGTATCGGATGTAACATGTAATCATTAAGAAAACATGTAACATATAGATACACTATTCTATAGTTCTTTGTCCTAATGCATCCATTCACTTCTTATTATGTCACTTTACTGATCATTGCTGGGTTTATTGCATTTTATGGGTGGGAATCAACGACTAGAGTTATTACCTATGTTGAACTTTTGTTAAAGTATCAGTGGGTCAAATGTCAGATGTTCCTGATGAAACGAAAGTTGGAAAGAGAACTAGGTTTACCCCCCAAAAACTGGAGCAAAGAGGATGTCTTCTGACAAAGAGCTGTCTGACCTATCTTTAGATAGGAAAGAATGCCCTAAGTGTGGTGCCTTATGGTTAAATGGTGAACACTATTGGTCTGGCACAGGCAAGAAAGGAAATGAACTAGATCTTGCAGGTTTAGTCTGTAACAAGTTAGGTGATGATACCTGCATAAATCCATGCAGAGGATCTGAGGGTGGGGTAACATGGGCACAACGTCTAGAGGAACTGGAAAATGACCACCCCAGTAACTAAAGAAGAAGTTCAGGAGATGATTGATGCAGCAATACGACGCCACAACCGTAATGCTTCTATCATTAGTATGTGCGTCGGTTGGGTGGTTCTTGCTTTATTTGCTGAGGGACTTCTAAGACTTATCGGTGTCATTCCCCCTGTCCTACCATGGCTCAACATTACCCTGAACTGATTGGTATCGTTTTATTGCTGGTCTTTGCTGGCACCATGTTCTATCAAGGCACAATGATTATGAAAGGTCATCGTGGTTATCGGCATTGTGAACGTGACAAACAAAAATCAGAAGAAACAAGACGTAGGATCGAAGAACTGTTAAAGGGCAAATGAACGACGAAGAGATTATCTTTACCGATAGAGATGAGGAACTTTTACGTCAGGCAATGCGTTTTTTGAAACACAGAGAACTACTAAAGGAACCATTCGACGGATACTGGGAGGACGAAGATGACATTTAAGTTACTTCTTTGCTTTGCTCCACTTGCTATCATCTACATAGTAATGAAACTATCGGTATGGTTTTTAGGTATAGAATCTGAAAGAACCTATGTCAGAGAAGAATCCAAACGACCACACGGACCCTATGTGGAAAACCCATATGGAGACGTTGATGAAGAGGACGAGGAATATGGAAGTAAAACAGATTATAGATGAAGCTCTTTGGAAATATTATTTTGACAAAGGAATGGAGGTCCCACAGTGGAGAAGAAATAAAGATCCTCAATGGTGGATTGATTATTTGAAAGATTTAAACATTGATCAATCTAATCCATGAAGAAGTATATTGTTATAGTAGACGATATCGAACATGTAGTTTATTCTACAGCATCTGAATGGTTCGTATTAACTTCAGTCATTTCACACATTCCAAATAAAAAAACATGGAGCATCTACTGGGACGGGCACTGCTGATCGTGGCAATCCCCTTTGTGATTGCTACAATCTACTTCGGTTCAAAGAAAGGTAACTACTATGAATCCGACGACTATAAAGGTAATGGAACCGCACATTAGACAACGGTTTCATTTCGCAGCATCTTCATTCTCAAGAATCTTTGGAGTCAATCATGTTACTGGAAGCATGATTGACTTTTGTCATGAATGGGCAACAAAAGATGAGGTAGCACCTCTAGACTGTGTACATAATGTAGACATTTATTTCAGAAGATTGTGGGACACTTCGCACGGTGGGCATTAGAGACACCAGTTACATTAGCATTTCTTTGTTACATTTTAGTAGTTGTTCCTATCCTTGGGATTTATTTGGTTCATAAAAACAAATGGCAGCACTGGGAACCTTTTTCAAAAAGGGGTTGACAGGATCCCAGAGTTCGTACTATAATAAATATGTTAACGAATGTTACGAACCTTTAAGGATTTGTTACTGAGTTCCCCTGCCGTTTGACCGAGACTAGGCAGGGTTACCAATCCGTCTCTCATATCTCAGTCTGAGGGTGACTGAGAAATAAGTACCTCCACCATTTCCCTGATGGATCTACTTACTTGTTCATAACAATGACTGCTACACTTTCACGTCAAAAACAATCGAATACTTGGGAACAGTTCTGCAACTGGATCACTTCTACTGACAACCGTCTCTATGTTGGTTGGTTCGGTGTTCTGATGATCCCCTGCCTACTTGCTGCTACCACTGCTTTCATCGTTGCCTTTATCGCTGCTCCCCCTGTGGACATCGATGGCATCCGTGAACCCGTTGCTGGTTCACTCATGTACGGAAACAACATCATTTCTGGTGCTGTTATCCCTTCTTCTAACGCAATCGGTCTCCACTTCTATCCCATCTGGGAAGCTGCCTCTCTTGATGAATGGCTCTACAATGGTGGTCCTTTCCAACTGGTTGTCTTCCACTTCCTGATCGGCATCTATGCCTACATGGGTCGTGAGTGGGAACTGTCTTACCGTCTTGGTATGCGTCCTTGGATCTGTGTTGCTTACAGTGCTCCTGTTGCTGCTGCTTCTGCAGTCTTCCTGGTCTATCCTTTCGGTCAAGGTTCTTTCTCTGACGCAATGCCCCTGGGTATCAGTGGCACCTTCAACTACATGCTTGTTTTCCAAGCAGAGCACAACATCCTGATGCACCCCTTCCACATGCTTGGTGTGGCTGGTGTCTTCGGTGGTTCTCTGTTCAGTGCAATGCACGGTTCTTTGGTTACCTCTTCTCTGGTTCGTGAAACCACCGAGAACGAGTCCCAGAACTATGGTTACAAGTTCGGTCAAGAAGAAGAGACCTACAACATTGTTGCTGCACACGGTTACTTCGGTCGTCTGATCTTCCAGTATGCTTCTTTCAACAATAGCCGTTCTCTTCACTTCTTCCTTGCTGCTTGGCCAGTGGTCGGTATCTGGTTTACTGCTCTTGGTGTTAGCACTATGGCATTTAACCTGAACGGTTTCAACTTCAACCAGTCGGTCATTGACTCTCAGGGTCGTGTACTGAACACCTGGGCTGATGTTCTCAACCGTGCCAACCTGGGTATGGAAGTTATGCATGAACGCAATGCTCACAACTTCCCTCTTGACCTTGCTGCTGCTGAAAGCACTCCTGTTGCTCTCACCGCACCTGCTATCGGTTGATCTAAAATAAAATACCCAAAGATGGGGGACCTCGGTCCCCTTTCTTTTTCTTCAATAATGTTAAGTTTTTTATAGTATTCTCATGGTTGGAAAACTTGATCCAGAAGAAAGAGTGCTTCCAGAATGGTTTGAACAAACTTCCGACGAACCATATGTGAGGCACAAATATAAACTGACCTATTCTAATGGTCAATCAGTTACACATGATACATGGGAAGATTTGAGAAATGATTGGTGGAATACACCTGCTCAATTTCTGTCTCACGTAGATGTGTTGGATAGAAAACAAACAAACAAAAAATCAAATGGAGGTTTTAAATAGTGGTAGCATCAACACTTTCACAACCGATTAAACAGAGAGGATGGTTCGATGTACTCGACGACTGGCTTAAGAGAGATCGTTTCGTTTTTGTTGGCTGGTCTGGACTTCTTCTTTTTCCCACAGCTTATCTTGCTCTTGGTGGTTGGCTTACTGGGACAAGTTTCGTTACGAGTTGGTACACTCATGGGATTGTATCCTCCTATCTTGAGGGTGCAAACTTTCTTACTGCGGCAGTTAGTACTCCAGCAGATTCTATGGGTCATTCTCTTCTGCTTCTCTGGGGTCCTGAGGCTCAAGGGGATTTCGTCCGATGGTGCCAACTTGGGGGACTCTGGACTTTTGTGGCGCTCCACGGAGCCTTCTCTCTTATAGGTTTCATGCTCAGGCAGTTTGAGATTGCACGATTAGTGGGGATTAGACCGTACAATGCGATTGCTTTCTCTGGTCCGATTGCTGTCTTTGTCAGCGTTTTCCTTATGTACCCTCTCGGGCAATCTAGTTGGTTCTTTGCCCCCTCGTTTGGTGTTGCGGCAATCTTCCGTTTCCTCCTGTTCCTCCAAGGTTTCCATAACTGGACACTCAACCCCTTCCACATGATGGGAGTTGCTGGTATCCTTGGTGGTGCTTTACTTTGTGCTATTCATGGTGCTACAGTAGAGAATACTCTGTTCGAAGACGGTGATCAAGCAAACACTTTTAAAGCCTTTGAACCGACTCAAGAGGAAGAGACATATTCTATGGTCACGGCTAACCGTTTCTGGTCGCAGATTTTTGGCATCGCCTTTAGCAATAAGAGGTGGCTTCACTTTTTTATGCTTTTTGTTCCTGTCATGGGTCTTTGGACATCCTCTCTGGGGATTATTGGTCTTGCTTTTAATCTTAGGGCTTATGATTTCGTGAGTCAGGAGATCAGGGCAGCAGAAGATCCTGAGTTCGAAACGTTCTACACCAAGAACATTCTTTTGAATGAAGGTCTACGTGCCTGGATGGCACCTGTCGATCAACCTCATGAGAACTTTGTGTTCCCAGAGGAAGTCTTGCCAAGAGGTAATGCTCTGTGA